ATTATGTTTATTAAATCATACATTATTAGCCGAGAAATGCACAAACATCACAAACCGCATCGAAAAAGAAAGAAAAGAGACCCATTTAGCTAGTGGGAAAACCCTATATTCTACGGGGGTTGTAGAGTGAAATGTGCATTTTGTGAATTATTTTATTTACAAATGTGCCTTTTTATGGTATAATATAACTACAGAGAGGGACACCAACCAACTCAATCCACCACCACCTTATATCATGAAAACACTAATTACGCTAACCACCATCGTTGGAGGAAGTATTTTTACAACCTTTAACGCCGAAGATACCGCTTCACACGTGCCAAACGAAATTTTTACTCCAATTGAAATTTCCAAGCCGATCTTAGTAAAGCCAAAACGAATTTATGCAGTTCTGGTTAAACCGACAATCAAACGATATACCATCGAGGATTTTGAAAGAGATGAAGCCGAACGTAATGAAAACGAAGCTTGGGATAAGATGGTTGAGGGCGTAAAGTTCTTTGAAGGATTTAAACCTAAAGCTTATAAATGTGCTGCTGGAGTAACTACCATTGGATATGGGCATACTGGTAAATATGCCAAAGTTAAGAAAATCGTATCTGAAATGGAAGCCGAGGAAATGCTAATGGATGAACTTATGGAAGCACGAAGCCATGTAGAACGTATTGTAAAGGTACCTTTAACGAAAGCTCAAATGGCAGCCCTCACTTCCTTCACATTTAATGCAGGGCAAGGCAATCTGCGAATGCTAGTAAATCAACCTGGACGCTTAAACTCAGGAAATTATGAAAGCGTAGAAAAGATGCTACCTAAGTATAATAAAGGCGGAGGTAGAACTCTCAAAGGATTAACTAAAAGAAGAAACTGGGAAACTTCACTTTGGGTAAGTAACTAATATACTAATATGGAAGAATGGATAATTGATACGACAATCGCGTTTAGTATTATAATTGTAATATACACATTATTAATAACAATATCAGAAATATTTTAATATGAATAAAGACGAAATAATAATAGAAAAATGGGAATCCTTTACAGAATTCCGTGGGCAACTTTTAAAAGTTAATTTGAAAAAAATGGCTGAAGATTATGAACGCCCCGATATCTTAGAAATGGATGAAGAAGACTTAAATGAATTTATATCCGACTCTGATCTTATCTGCGACTGCAAAGATACTGATTATTTTGAAACTTATCTTGCCGTTGTAAATCAAAGTGATCCTGATTTAGAAACCAATATATTTACAAATAATAAAGAAGCTCTTGATGGAATTTCATGGCGAGGTTTTTATAGAGGAGATCCTGATGAGTGGCAAGAAATGGATTGGAATGAGAAATCAAAAAGAATAGAAGCTCTTGAAAAAGAACTAAAAGAATTAAAGGGCGAGTAATATTATGATGCCAACAGATATAGACCTAATTGAAAATGAAAAGATTGGTGCCTTTTGGAATATGCTGCAAGATGTTTTATCAGAATGCAGTAATGACGAAAGCATCGATCCATTCACGCAGATGGATACACTCCCAGAAGAAGCTTATATGCTAGCATGTATGCCTTTAAACGAAGTGGTAAGATTTCTAGTAGAAAGAAACTTTGAGATTAATATCTCATATAATAAAACAAAACAAAACAAATAAATTATGAACAACGAAACAAGTGAATCCTTATTGGAGGAATATGATGGGTGTAAAGAACTAATGGAATCTCGTGAAACTACTGTTATAGTAGAAAGAACAGAAACCGCTCACCTTTGCACAACATGGAGAACTGAAATTAACCTTGATGATGTTAGAACTAACAACGGAATTTCATATGAAGATATGAGTAATGTTGAACTTGCCGAAGCAATTAAAGATTGCCCTGGCGATTATATTGAAGAGCTCTGGGATGGCGATATTGTTTATGACAAAAGAAAAGAGTTTGGTACTGATGATGACGTCACATTTGAATCAGACCTCGAATGGCTTAGCGAAAACGGATTAGACTAATATGAAAATGAAACTACAACTATTAATAAACTTTGTTTTTCTTGTGTGCTTGGTTACATCTATTGCTATATGTTTAGATTTGAAAAGAACTCAAATCCGAATGATTTATGCGTTGGATAATACCTTAAAAATACACAACAATTATTCAGATAAGAAAGCCGAAGTCTTAAAAAGGATCGAAGATCTTGTTACTGAAGAAGAGAATACTAATATATCCTTTTAGGGTTATTTTATCCTTTACATATACTTCATTTTAGATTATAATTATATTATACAAAATCACATTATGGCAAAAACATCACAACGACTATTTAATAAACGCGGCCGAATAATTGCACTAGATACAAAGTATACTGGTGACGAACCCGAATGGGGCGATGCATCTGAAATTGACCTTAAAGAATATAATAAACGGCTCGATCGTGGGTTAAGGTTTTATGGTTATTATTGTGATTCTAAAACAATGAAGCCGTGGGTTCTTGATTGGATGCCATCTAATGGTTTTACCAAAGAGCAAGTTGATATTATTAAAGTGGCTCCGCCGTCCTATGTCAATGGTACGGTTGGTAAACTCATTCGTATGTTGAATATGGGAATGCCTAATAAGAGAAACATTAAGAGCTGGATTAAATCAGAGTTAAATGATTCGCTTTATGAAATTAATCGAATGATGAACGATCCAAAGCGAATCTTTGATGAAGAAGCAAAGGTAGATATTCCTAAAGTAAAACCGATATCACCTCTAAAGCGTGTAGAGAATAAAATAAATGAAGATATTATTGTTCCTCTTGAGATGCTTTTAGATGATATCATTAGTATCAAACCAGATACTGCTCCTGCAAAAATTCCAAATATGGATATTGGTAGATTACTTCGTAGTAATAATGCTGCTGGTAATGGAATTAAATATGTTGTTGAATGGATTAATAAACATCTCGATGAGTTTAACGAAGCGTATAACAAAACCGATGAATATGTTGTTGAAGGTTATTCTTGGTTACGTCGTCCTCAACTAAATAGGATTATAAAGAACTTTGAAAAAATGCTGGATGATACTAAGATTTATTCACGAAGCAAAGTTAAGACTCGTAAACCTCGAGTTAAAAAACCAAAGGCTGTTGATAAACAAATTACTAGACTTAAGTATGCTGCTGCATCAAGCGAATATCAACTAACAAGCGTTGATCCAACGAGCTTACCATTTTCACAGAGAGCTTACTTCTTTAATACTAAGAATCGCCAACTGTCAATTTATTATGCTAGTGGTAATGCTGGGTTTGAAGTAAAAGGAACTTCTCTAAAAGGTTTTGATGAAGAACGAAGCATTATAACAACTCTTAGAAAGCCTATGGAATTTCTACCGATATTATTATCAGCCACTCCTAAAAAGATCGATAAGGTCTTAGAAACACTTAAAACAAAACCCCGTAAAGGGAATGGCAGAATAAACGCAAACATGATTATACTACGAACACTTGATACTAAATGAAAAAAACCGACATTAAAAAAACAATAGGATTAGCAATAACAAAGGAAGAATTAATTTTAAAAACAGAACGGTTAGTATTAAAGGATAAGATTGAGTATGCTCAGGCTGTATGCCAGATCTGTTTAGAACTAGAGCTAGATCCAGAAGATGTTGCTAAATTAATTTCAGGACCATTAAAAACTAAACTAAAAGTTGAAGCACAGAAAAATAATGTTTTACCTCGATCTAATACAGCTACACTAGAATAATGAAAGACTACACAATTGAAGTAAAATATATCAATATGGATTTAATAGAATACGTTAGTATTAAAAGTAATAATATTAAATGGTCTATGGATCAATATCAAAGGAACCGTGAGCCACTTAAATGGGCGGTAATTAAAGAAGAACCATTAAATGATTAACTTAAGTATAGATACTAGTACTTCACCGATGGATGCGTGGAGTACAGTGACTGCAATGTCGCTGCATTTTAATTCTGAAAGAGATTATGATGCATTTAAATTTAGTTTTAAAGGTCCTCGATGTAAAAGAGAAACCTTTGAACAAAACAAAAACCGCTTTCAATTTGAAAAGTTGGCAAGGAAATATCCATATAGAAACGATATTATTCTATACTCATTAGCTAACCTTTTAAGTGGAGAAAAATGGATTGGCAACTTTACAGATGTCGCATATGATAGGTGGAAAGCCAAAATGCAAAACGTCGAATACACTTATAAAGAAGAGATGAAAACTCTAATTGAGCAATCTCCATATAAAACTTTTGATGAGATGATATTACCGAAAGACTTAACTGATGTTCCTTATATATATAAAATGGTGCAAGGTGGTAATGTATCAATTGAGACTATAACTATTCTTAATATCATTTCATCTTATACATCAGATCTTCAGTCTAAGTTAACGGACCCTCTGGGAATATCTTCTGAACTTACTTTTAAGGTTAGGAAATATACTCCTTTTCTTAGACCGATGATAGACATTAATAAGTATGCAGAAATAACTAGAACTTTATGGTTTACATCTGTAGAAAATTAGTGTATAATAATACAACGAAACAAACAAACAATACAACGCAATACAAATAAAATAATATGTCATTTGATAAACTAAAAGCAAATCGGTCAGCCGCAATTGGGAAACTAGTCGCAGAAGCTGAAAAGGTCGGAGGTAAATCCACTAAATCTTACGGCGATGATCGTGAGTGGAAACCTACCGTGGATAAAGCAGGTAACGGTTATGCCATCATTCGTTTTCTTCCAGTAAAAGATGGAGACGATTTGCCATGGGTTCGTTATTGGGATCATGGATTCCAAGGGCCAACAGGCAGGTGGTACATTGAGAAATCACTCACATCAATTGGTAAAGATGATCCAGTATCTGAGATTAATAGCCGACTGTGGAATACAGGTAATGAAGCTGACAAAGATGTCGCTCGTTCACGTAAACGCCGTCTACATTATGTCTCAAATATCTTGGTGGTATCTGATCCAGCTAACCCAGACAATGAAGGAAAGACTTTCCTTTACAAGTATGGTAAGAAGATCTTTGATAAAATTATGGATGTTATGCAGCCACAATTTCAAGATGAGAAAGCAGTTAACCCATTTGATTTTTGGGAAGGCGCTAACTTTAAGTTGAAGATCCGCACCGAACAATGGAGGAACTATGATAAGTCAGAATTTGACGGTTGTACTCCTCTCTTTGATAACGATGAAGATCGCCTTCGCGAAATTTATGATGGACTATACAGTCTATCTGAATTCACCGATGAATCTTCATATAAGTCATACGACGATCTAAAGCGCAAGCTGATTGAAGTTCTTGGTGCTGAAGAAGTTAATGGTGTACAGGTTCTCACTGAGCCTTCTGCTCCAACTTCTCCAAAGGTTCAATCAGAACCAGAAGTTACTACTGAAGAAGTATCATCAGACGTTAGCGATGACGATGATGACGACGATTCACTTAGTTACTTTGCTCAATTGGCCAAAAGCTAATTTAAAACTAATTACAATATCGCCATCTGGTTTAATTACTAGGTGGCGATATTTTTATAAAGACATAGCAGACCCAGCCAGAACATTATCAGTGGATTCGGCGATAGTGTTCTGCGTGGATTGAGATGAGTTATTAGTTACGTTCCCTCCGTTATTATTAACAACATTAATAACTGGAGCTGCATTCATCGCACCAGTTTTTGATAACGCTTCTCCAACATTATCAACCTTTGAGGGCTTTTCCATTTGATCAGGGCTAAGCTGGTTTGATGTATTAGGTTCGTTTAATAATAAATTAAGTTGCTCTCTTTTTTGTTTTAATTCTAGCCCAGCCTCATTTGACTTTCGTTGAGCTTCATCTGATTGTTGTCCAAGAGTATCTACCTTTTCGTCATTAACAAAGAAATCATCCATTTCATCTGTTTGCTGTTTAGTTAGTTCAACAGATTGTTTTTGGAATTTTTGTTTGTCAGCTTCTAATTTTGCTATTTCTTCAGCCAATCGTTTTGCTTCGGGATTACCGCTTTCTTCTGCCGCTTTCTTATCAGATGCTACCTTTTTTGATCCTCTAGCTGCAACGCTTTCAGCTGCAGATGGTTTTGAACCCCAAACGAATTCAAGTAAAGAATCAGGCATTGCCTTAAGCATTAAGGTTTCCTTACTAAACGTATCATACTTTTTATTAGGATCAGGAACTACATTTTTAAGTACTTCTCTTTGTATATTTTGTAAAGCATCATTACCTGTTAGCGCGCCTGAAATTAAACCGACAGGTGACATAGCAAAGAATTTTTTAACGCCATCAACAATCCAATCCCATGCGCCTGTAACAAAACCAAGTACTGCCGTTTTTATAGTTTCAGCTACTCCTCCAAAATCAATTGTTGATACAAGAGTTCCAAGTTCTTTGAAAAATGTAATAATGGTTTCGATCCATACAAATGGATTTAAGCTTATGCTATCAATTAGTTCAGCCACTTTAGTTAAACCCAATTTACTTGCAATCCAACTCAAAGCATCGGGTATCCACCCAAACATAACATCAATAAAACCACCAACACCTTCTCTTATACCAACCCATGCTTTTTCTAATAAAGTACCTTCTGTTTCATTAAAAGCTTTAAAGCCTTTTACAATACCGGTGATAGATGCAATTAATACTTGAATAGGAAAAAATAGTTTACCAATAACAGCTCCTAATAGTTTTCCATATTTTAAACCTGACATAAAAGCAGATTTAATTTTAGAAAAGAAAGAAGTAATTTTAATTATTATTTTTCCAAGAGCATCGCCCTTTAACCCTTTAATACTTTTTGAAATTTTTTGAAAAAAGTCAGTGACGGGCTTTATTATTTTAGCAATACGATCAATCAAAACATTCTTAAATTTAGTGAATTTATCTATTGCTCCATTTTTAATTTGTGTAAATAATTTACCAACCTTATCAATCCACTTAAAATTTAAAAACTTTTGTAAGGCTTTTAAATATCCAGTTAAAGAACCTTGAAGAAGACCAATAATAGCTGCAATACCACCAGCAATTAACATCGCCCAAAAGCCACCGCCATCTTTAGATACTTCTTCTTTCTTTGCAATTATTTTTTCAAATAAAGATTTATCTTTCTCAGCGTCCGATTCTTTTTTATCAAGTTCAGCATCACGACGAGCGGCTTCTTCATTCTTTAAAGATTTTTTAGCAATTCCATTAGAAACAACATGTAAATCTAATATCTTTCCAGATATTTTTTTTAAATCGTTTAATACTTCTATTATTGGTTTGGCATTACCGCCGTTAGATAAAAATTCTAGTAAGTCTTCATTAGCAAGAGTCCCTCTTAAGCGCAGGTTTTCTCGTTGAACGTAACGTTTTTCTTCAAATTTTTCTTGTTTTCTTCTTGCAAGGAATGAATAAATTGAAAAAGACCGTTGCCACTTCGCCCGTCTTTCTTGGGCTTTTGCAATCTCTAATGATTCTTTTTGATCTGTGTCAGCTATTTTAGCTGTCTTTGCAGTTGAATCAGAAATCTTTTTTAATAAAGATTTCATGAAATTATCCTTATTATTAGTATTACTTGGCGTTTCCATCTATATTATATTTATATAGATATCTTTATTGATTTTTTTGTCTTTCATTCTCTTCTTTTATCCATTCCATTAATAGAGAAATATAAATCTCCCTCTCCCACGGCATCATATTCTCAAGCTCTGTTAAACTATATTTATGATGTTGCATTAAAGCAAAATTTGTCTTATAGTAATTAAACAAAGACTCATGAGAGAGGCATACTAGAAAAAACTTTCAGCTCCTGAAAGAACATACGTGTTTTTCTTTTTACACTTAACACAATCAAAGGTCACTTCTTTTTCAAGTTTGGGCGCATTTTCAATAATCTCTTCAATCTTGCTCATCTGCTCTCGATTAAGACTATCGATAAACTCATCTAATTCTTCTTTGCTCGTTTGAGAAATTGGATATACTTCATTCTCATCAAAAATGCTTTCAATTACGCTCCTAACATAAAATGAAAACATATCGTTAACATCATCTCCTACATTAGCATTAATCGCTGAAGCAGAAACATATCGTGGAACAATACCAATTGTATCGGTTATCATTACTTTTTTAGGAAGTTCTTCTTTTTTAACAACTTCAACATCATCTAAATTAATTTCAATTTCATTAGAAGTATCGCAATGTTTACACTTAACGGAAACCTCGGCAAGTTCACCAACACTTTTTGCTCGCAACTTAAGGAAAATATATTCAACATCAAAACTAGTTAAATCATCTAAATTTCCTTTACCGAATGTACAAGAATCAATAACTTCGTTAATTGCTTTTGAAACATCTGAAGTATTTTTAGATTCCTGAGCAAGTAATAATAGCTTTTCTTCTTTAACTAAGAATGGCCTAAATTCTATTTTTTTACCACTTGAAGGAATGGTAAGAGAATATTTTGGAGTAGTTATTTTTGGTAAGTTCATATAATTTATATATAAAGCTTAATTACCACCTTTATCATGATCCCACGCTAATTTATTAACTTCAGAATAGCGCTTCTCATCCCATATGCGAATATCATTATATGCAAATTCAACTCCGAACTTTGTTATGTCTGCTGAAGTTTGAGAATATGAAATTCCTCTAATTGTTTTTGGGAATACTTTATCTAGTTCTAACACATATGATTTCTTATCTTCCATATCGGTTTGAATAATATGAAGATTACATTTAAACTCTTTTTCATATTTCATTAAGTATGATTCAGAATCTACTACAAGATTTATCCAACTATCAAATACGCGCTTAGGCATCATATCGGCTGTCATATTAAACTCAATCGAAAATCCTTCATTAACATATCCCGTTGGAACTTCAGATGGATGTCTAAACAAGTCATACCCAAAGGTTTGCAGTTGTCTCCCAGGCATAAATGCAGAATCAACTAAATAAGAAAGCTCTCTAAGATCCTCTGTTGTTGCATCTAATTTATTACTTAAAGTCGCCATTCCTGAAAAATCAAGTTTAAATCGATTAGCAAGCGCAGGACCTCTTTTATTAAAGATAGATTTTAATTTATTAATTGAAGCCATATTATTTTATTATTTGTTTCCTCTGAATTTACGATTTGAATCTCTCCAAACCTTTCTTTTTGTTGCTTTCTGAAAATTTTCGGTTGGCATAAACAATGCGACCTCCCAGAACTTTGGAGGAACTAACATCATAATTGTTTTTACCTGACTAAAAAGATATTTTTTATATGCAGGTTTAAAATATCTAAATTTCATACTATCATTTAGTTTATCATATGAAACTCTAAATTTTGTTCTTACGGCAGAACCTGTTGTATTTTCATCAACCTCCTGAAGCATAAATGTTCTCATTCGATCAAACAGTTTTGCTCTATCATAAGGATGAAGGTAATGTAAATTTATTCCATAGAAGCCATCTTTAACAGTCTTCACCGGTATTACTAAAGGGAACGTATCATAATAGGGAAGTGTTTTAGCATGCTTTGGATCATACCCATACATAAACACTCGACCAGGTATAATTTTTGGTCTTTTTAGTAAAGCGTCATCTGTAATAATCCGCCTTGGGTTTCTAACAGCTCTGAGATATTTTAAGTTATCAAAGAACCACTTTTTGCTTTCCTTTGTATATGGGCCGATGCCAGCTGCAATAGCTTTATCATATTGTTTTTCAAAGGTGCTTGCCATATATTATATTTATAATTTTAGGTTAAAAGCTTTATTCCTAGACCTTTTATTTCGATTTCTGTCCAAATCGCAAACTTATATCCACGCTTGCTACACCACTTCTCAGCAGCTTCCCATTTACTAATATTCTTAGCATATGTGGTCACTTCATTTATATACTTTTTAGTTTTACGTGATCTAACCTTTGGTTCCTCGGTTTGTTTCTTTGGTTTAATCTCAATTAAATAAGTATCGCCTGTATTAAAAGTAACTTTAAGATCTACAAAATATCGATGCATCTTTCCGTCTGTTTTGCAACGATAAGGAATAATATCTTCTTCGCTGCTCCATTTTAGAACTTGAGATTGAGTGTCGCACCACTTGAAAACCTGCATTTCCCAATGTGATCTATACTTAATCTTAGTATAGTCTCCTGCATACTTAGGAATGTTCTTTGGTCTAAATCTGCCAGAATAATACTTCATCTTTCCTTATAAATAATAATAATAGTATTTATATGAGCTTATATTTTCCAGAAAACATTCAAGAGCAAGGCGGAAGACCAGTTATAACATTTACTTGTTTACAAGGAGGAAGCGGTGGAGGCACAAATGGATCTGCCACTTTCCCAGGGCCGGTTGGTTTACAAATATCAGATTCTGCTAATTACGCAGGAGTTGAATTAGGAGCATTAGGTGGGACTGCATTAAATACCTTTGAATCTGCTGGATCAGGTGGAGTTAAAGGAGCGGTTGATAACGTTAAAAAACAATTAGGAGCGAATGTTGGAAGTCTTGAAAGCGCTGGTAATACTGCTACAGCACTTCTTAAAGATAAGCTAGGTAATGTTGGAAAAGCTTTTGGCATTGCACGAGGTGTAGCGGCTAATCCTAATACAACAACAGAATTTACAGGAACTAATGTTAGAAGCTTTTCTTTTCAATATAAACTAGTTCCATTTTCTGAAGGAGAATCTCGCTCAATTAAAAGTATTATTGACTTATTTAGAATTAATTTATATCCTGAAGGTGAATTGTTATATTTAAAGTATCCGCCGAAATGGAGTATATCATACGCAGTATTGAATGGTAAGCAACCACCAAACCTTCCAAATTTTGGAGAATGTTATTTAACGTCTTTTTCAACAACATATAACGGCGCCGCCAACGCTTTCTTTGAAGATGGTAACCCTGTTGAATATGATATTAATTTTACTTTTACAGAGACCAAGGCTCTAACTCGAAAAGATATTTTGGAAATTGGTTAATACTATTACATATAAATCATCATGGCTTTACCAAGAAAAATAAAATATTTAGATTACTTTGATACCGTCGAATACGACTTTAGCGGCAAAGGCGATTTTAATACAGTTATTGATATTACTAAAAACATTATCATTAAAGATAAATCAACTAGCGTCCGCTATTTAAAATATTCAATTAAAGATGGCGAACGGCCCGACACTGTTTCTTTAAACTTATATAATGATCCACAATATTATTGGCTTTTCTTTTTATATAATAATTCATTGAGAAATGGTATAGAAGGTTGGCCTCTTTCTAATTCTCAATTTGATAGAATGATTGAATCTGAATATGACGGGTATAGTTTTATTTGTCCAGAGCCGATGCCAACTATATCAAATTCTACAAGGCATTCACAGAACTATTTCTTTCAAAAGTTACCTCTTAATAAAAAATATTACTCTTCTATTAATATATATGTAAAAGACATTAATGATGACCTTCAGAAAAGCGATTTAAAAATTAAAAATGTTGATAATAACCGATTTGGTATTATACTTGAAAAAGGAACAAATAATTATATAACGGAATTAGGTATCGGAAATAAAATTGTTGATAATGCTTTTCAGCCTGAGTCATTAGGAATTATATATTTAGAAGCAGATAGCTCGCCTCTTGGACAAGAATGGTTAGAAATTATTGAAGAATCTACATTTAATCAAACAATAACCGAAGGTGGCAAAACTCTTATTCCTTTATATTATAACATCAGATTATCTCACGAATTTTTGAAAAACGCGTCTTATCAATATTATGATAATTTTGTACAAGGAGAAACGTTATTAAATCAAAAAATAATTTCTCATTATGATGTAGTTACTAATGCAATCTATAATCAAGAGATATCTTTTCCTCAAGAAATAACATTTATTGAATATGAAAGAATAATTAATGAGCGCAAGAAAGACATTATTGTTCCTAAGAAAGAATCTTTATCTGACTTAACATATCAATATAGAACTTTACTAACATAGTATAAATGGGAATTTTAAATGTAGATAAGGATCGGCCTGAAAACCATAGTCCTAAAACGCTTGATGCTGATGGTAATTCAACAGTGCCAGCTTCATATGAAATCGTTAAAATGGTTTTAATCAATGAAGATGGTATTGAAGAAGAAAACTTCAGTAAAATTGTTTCATCTATTAAAATTATTGAAGAAATATACTCTCCTATTATTACATGTAAAATTTCAGTGTCAGATGACGATGATTTTTTCCAAAAGTTTAAAATATCTGGAAAGGAAATTTTAAAGTTATCATTAATAAAGAAAACCGCAAATGATCAACAATCAATTGATCTTACTTTAGTTTCTTTAGAATATCCAACATATACAAAGTCTGCTGATGGAATTCACATTCAAGAATATGATATTATCTTTATAACACCATTTGGCTATTTCAGTAAAATTCAAACGATATCTGAATCTATTGAAGGAAACATATTTGATATTGTTAAAGAATTATATGAAAGTAAATTAGGAGTTCCAAAAAGTAATATTCTTGTTAATGGGACATGCCCTCATAAAATTAAAACAGTTCTAACAAAGAAGACTCCATTACAAGCAATTTCATGGGTCCTATCAAAAGCGTTTTCTGATGAAGGCGGATCTCAATTAAAGTTTAGCCCATTCTTTATGTGGCAAACAATAAACACTCAATTTAAAGATAAGATTTTAATTACTTCATGGGAAAAGATTCTTAACACAGGGGCTGAAGGAGAACCTTATGTTTATAAAAAGTTTTTTGAAGGAAAGCCTGGAACTGATGAATATCAAAAGGATGTATTACACACAATAATATCCTTTTCGTCATCTTTAAAATTAAATAAGCTAAAAGAAATTAGCGAAGGCGGTTATGGCAGCCAATTAAATGTTTTTGAATATGATAAGAATTACGTTGCGGCTGAAGAGGTAGACGCTAATTTGTTTATTCCTTCAGAAGAACTTAACGATCCTAAGTATTCAATGGATAAGTTTCAATCTCAGGTTACTAAAATTTTAAAAAATAAAAAAGGAAAATATAAAGAAACTATTAATAATAAAAGTACGCTTGGTAGCACGTTTAGTTTCTCTTCTCAAAATAATAAAAAACAAAGTAACAATATATTTACAGGTATTATTTCATCTGCCACAGGAGGAATTAAAGAAGCTATCATTAATGACGCTTTTAAAGCGAAGAGCTTAGCAAAAAATAAAGATATCTTTTTACATAAGCCCGCTCCTTTATATGAAGACCTCCCGCCCGGGACGCTAACTACGATTGATATTAAAGAAATTTATAGTCAGCGTGAAATGTTTTTTAAATCTTTATCGGAAAATATTTCTCACTCATGTACTTTATATGGAGATTTTAATTTAAATCCAGGAAGAAAAATAACAATTAATATTCCTGCGGCAGATGGCGGTAAGTCGATAGATGGCGGTAAAGTTGGTATAACCGATTTAGATTCAAATTTATCAGGCGATTATACAATTGCAGTTGCTATTCATATATTTAAGAATGGTGAATATACAACTAAATTGAAATTAATTAAACCGCTGCAAACTAAAAAATAAATTAATATGATAGAAGGATTTGCAACAGCCGTGGTTGAAGATGTTAACGACCCATTAAGTATGGGCCGAGTAAAAGCTCGATGCCTTGAGTATCATACAACCGATATGTTGGCGCTTCCAACCGAAGATTTACCTTGGGCTACATGTTTACTTCCAGTGGATAGTGCCGGTGTTGCTAGCGTTGGCTCTACCAATGTTCAACTAATTAAAGGATCATGGGTAACTGGTTTTTTCAGAGACCCGGGTGATTATCAAGATTTTGTTATTATTGGAGCATACCCTAAATCCAATAGTGAAACCGGCATGGGAGTGAGTGGTGGAACATCTGCGGCAACAGGCGGTTTTGTTGGAGCCAATAGTGGATGGGATGGGTTCCCTGCTCCGGCGACTGTAGCTGGTAGTCCAGCAGAAAAAATAATTTCACTTTGTAAAAGCCAATTACAAGTAAGAGAAACAAGTGGAAATAATCAAGGACCAGGGCTGCAAAAATATTGGGATTCTGTCGGATGGGATGGTTATTCTAGTCGTCAGCCATGGTGTGCAGCATTTGTAACATGGATTGTAGAACAAACAGGCGTATTAGAAGATAAAGATAGACCAAAGACCGCTAGTGCGTTTGCTTATAGGCAATGGGCTAATAAACACCCTCACCTTGCTCAACGCAGAGTTAATCCTCAAACCGTATATGCGGGTGACATTGTTGTTTTTAAATTTTCTCATATTGGTATGGCTATTGAAAACTCAAATGGCGGATATGTGCAATGCATTGAAGGTAATACAAACGCAGCAGGATCACGTGAAGGCCATGGCGTTTATATTAAAAAACGAGCTCTAAGTTTAATTACAGATTCAATTTCAATTGCAGCATCGCCTGAGAGGGGCGGTATGGCTCCAAGTGGAACTATAGCAACTGGTCAACCCGGGACTCCAACTGCATAAATAAATAAAGAGTATGGCAGAATCTGAAAACATTTCTCCTGGGCAAATCGAATTTAATTTGCCTACGAGTATGGGCGCCTTAGAGTCTTGCTCTCAAACCGTATCATTAAGGAAGACCTTAGGTGGCCATCAGTTTGTTGAAGATAATACTTTAGCAGTTGAAAGAATTAAAAGAACTCACGCCAGCGGAACTTTTGAGGAGTTTACTCCAGAAGGTGGAAGGACTGTTGTTGTAGAAGGCGATGATTACACTGCAGTATTTAAAGATAAGACAATTGTAGTAAGTGGTAACGTTACAGTTGTTATTGGCGATTCGTGTAACTTAAATGTAACAAATGATTTAAATATTAATGTTGGAGGAAACATGAATGTTAATGTTAAAGGTAATGTTGATACTCGTGTTGATGGAAACGATTTTAAAGCAGTTACGGGTGATGTTGGTTTAAAGACTGGACAAAATTATAAATTAAATGTTCATGCTGATGCTGAGGAAACTATTAATGGCGCTCATCGTCATAAAGTACTTGGATCAGAATTTAATTCTTACGTTGCCGGTAATAAAGTTGGATTCACTGGTATAAATGATACGCAGGTTATTAATGGATCAAAAGTTACGGCTGTTCCTAATGGAGCAATAACACTTGCAGGACAATCCTTTGACGCTGGAATAGCAAATGGTATTAATTTTGATTGCGGCGGCACTTTTCGTTTTTCAGGTAGTGAATTATTTGTTGAACAAAAAACATGGCTGCTTGATCAGCTTGATGTTGCTGCTGCACAACAAAACCACTCAACTCTTGAAGCAGATGGAAAAATTACCGGTTACGCAGATGTATTTGGTCCGGCTGTTTCTCTATCATCACACATCCATCCGTATGGTGGAGTTCACGGTTCTTCAACTGGAGGCCCCGCATAATTAAATAATATGGCTATTAATGTAAATGGGTTTGGAAACAAGCTAAGTGGGATAGGTTTAAATCAAGCTATCTCTCAAGTATCTTCCGCCGGCGATTGTTTTAAGGATATTGATAATCTTGTATTAGATAATGCGCAAGAGCAAGTTTTAAAAGCAATTTCGGAAATTCCAGCAGCTAAAGACTTAAGTAAAAATATTGCTAAGATGCAAGAAATGTCTGACACCGTCAAAAAGATGGGTGATGAAATAAATGAGTTAAAAGAAAAGAACTTATCTGACTTATTAAAGCAAGCGGCTGGCGCCGGTATTCTTGAAAGGATTCCACTTATTGCGAATATACAATCAAAATTCGGAGATGCTGTTGAAGATTTAAACAGTTTAGTAGATAACATTACATCTTTTGATCCATGTAGTATGGTTAATTTTAAAGTTGATGCAAATGGTAATGCAAAAGAAATTCCTGCACCAGGTAAATTTTTAAATGAACAGCCAAAACCCTTTCCGGCTTTTACTCCACCGGTTAATGTAAACTATGCGGCTGAAGAAGCTAAAGCCGATTATCGACAAGCGATGGCTAGAATGGGCGATGTTGTTAACGATAAAACAAACGTCTCAAAGACTGAAAGCGGAATGAGTATGATGTCAAGTTTACAATTTATTGGGCGGGATTATCATGATTCATTAGCAGGAACAAGAGCGCCCGAGGTATTACCATATGCTACAGAACGTAGTCAAGATCCTATAACTGCTTTACAACAAGCAGCAGATGAAGAACTGAGAAAGAATGAAAAAACATGGAGTTCAGAAGATAAGAAAGAGTTTAAAACTAGAGTTACTCAATTAACAGATCTTGGAAATAAAGATGGCTCAATAATAGGTAAACACTTTCAAATTAAAAAAGCGGAAGAAGGCCCTGAATCATGGACTGGTAATAACTTCTTTAATATTCCTGATAATATTCTTTCACCAACATCAAATAAAAAGGCGGGTGATAGTAAAATAACAAAGGGAACTGTTTCAATAGGTGCTTTAGCATCAACTGGTATAACAATCTATGGTGGTCCTGATTGGAATTATTTAAGATTCCTTTTAATAGCTCCTGAAGATCGTCCTCAAAAACTAATTGATTATTGGATTGACGAAAGAAATAAAAATATTGAAGAAGACACTAATAGATTAAGTAACCAATTTGGAATTAAATTGGGAACTCGTAGTTATAATTCAATGTTTATCGGCGTGTATAATCAGGAATTAAAATCTGGATATAGTGTATCAAGCACTAAGTTTAAAGGAGGAACCGTTTTACAATTAAAGAATAGAGATGGTTCTATATATGATCCTGCTGGAATAAACTCAAAGGGATTAGTTACGGTTGTTGATGCTGCAGAAGGAATTAAAGATTTTTCATTATTAAATTTATATGTTGGAGCTGAACATGTTGAAGCATATAGTAAAACACAACTACAAAGCGTTCAAGCATACTTATATTCAAGTGGAACACAAGTATCATCATTATATACAACCGCCCAGGAAAAGTGGGGCTAATTTTTTATTATAAATAAATAATATATGAACACCATTCTGTCAGACTTTAACTCACCTGGTTATTCGCCAAAGGTTATTTCAGAAAGATATTATAGTGATATTAGTGATAGTTTAACTCACCCAATTTCTGGCAGAGTTATTTTAGCAACCGATATTGACGCTATTAAAAATAGTATAAGAAATATTATTTTAACTCCAGCAGGATCACGAGCATTTAATCCTTCATTTGGGACTAAAATACAAACCCTTTTATTTGAACATCCTACTCCGGTTACGGCAATTTCTATTAGAAGCGAAATCAAAATTGCTTTATCTAGACTCGAACCAAGAGTAAAAATAAAGAGCGTTGAAGTTTTTCAAAGACAATTTGATACAGATTACGACGTATCAATAGTATTTATAGCAGGATATGATACAGATGAAGAAGTCACATTTACATTAAACAGATTAAGATAATTTTATGGCACAAGTAGGAGAACAACTAAAAGTTTCAGAATTAGATTTTGAAACTATTAAACAAAACATTATTGATTATTTCAAAAATGGTGAGTCCGAATTGACTGACTGGGATTTTGAAAGTTCAAACATAAATAATCTGATTGATGTTTTAGCATATAATACTCATTATAATGCGGTAACCGCTCACATGGCAGTTAATGAAAGCTTTATTGATAGTGCGCAAATACGATCAAGTATTGTTAGTTCTGCAAAACTTTTAGGATATGTTCCTCGTAGTTATAGTGCGCCAATTGCTATTCTTGACGGTAAATTTCAAGCAGAAGAAGACTCTCCGATTGAATATGTTATTCCAAAGGGTAGTATATTTTCATCTCAATTTAACCAAGAATCATTTAATTTTGTTGTTCTCGATGATATTATTCGTCTTGAAAAAATAGCAGATGACGGAAGTTTTTATTATCAAACGACAGAGGATTCCCCGATTGTTGCAAGAGAAGGCAGCTTAATTTCAAGAACGTTTGCTGTAGATGCTAGTGACGATGGATCTAGGTATGAAATTATAGATGAAGACGTCGATTTAAGTACTCTTATTGTTAGGGTTTATCCTACAACAAACAAAAGTGAAGGAAGCGCCGTTGTATTTAATCGTTATTCTAATATTGGCGATGTAAATGAAGATTCTACAATTTACTTTATATTTGAAAATTCATTTGGAAGATATGAAATATATTTCGGTAATGGCGTTTTTGGTAAAAACCTTACTTCTGGCCAGGTTATTGAAATTGAATATTTAACCACCCAGGGAACGGCGGCAAATGGTTTAAACTCTCCTTTTTCAGTTAACCAAATTAATGATAATAATAGTCCTATTGGAAAACCAATTTCATTAGGTATTAAAGATAACGCTCGAGTCTTTGGTGGATCTGTTAAAGAATCAAATAATGAATTAAAGATTAATTCAACCAATTCTTTTACTACTCAAAACAGAGCGGTTACTGCAGATGATTATCGAAGCTTAATTCTTTCTAAGTTTGGATATATTCAAAGCGCAAGTGTGTGGGGCGGTGAAGACAACATTCCTCCTCAATATGGTAAAATCTTCATTGCGCTTGATAGCTTTTCTAATAGCCAACAATATGAAAAGCTTAGTAATTTAAATAAAAAAGAAATAGTAGATTATCTTAATACTAAAAAAATTCTATCTATTCAACCAGAAATTGTTGATGCAAAATATATTAATATTGTTCTTGATGTATTATTTAAATATGATACAAACATTACGAGTTTAGTAACAAATGAAATGCAGGCCGTTGTTGAAAGAGAGGTATTAATACCTTATAACAATAATGTTTTAAATAAGTTTGATACTATCTTTAGGTATTCTCAATTTGTTGGAGCAGTTGATAATGCGTCACGTGCTATTCTTAATACTCACGTTAGGGTATTTGTACAACAAACAATTGATATTCCTGATGATAATAGCCAAAATGTATTTAATATTGAGTTTGGTGTTCCTTTAACCGTTGATGATGGAACCGTTTTAGTACAAACATCATCAGACATTCCATGGACTGAAAATGGAGAGCTCGTATTTTTAGGAGATGAAGCAAAAATAAACTCAACTCGTGAAAGAAATATATTTCTTTATAAGAGGGGCGAGCAAAATTCTATTACTAAGATTAGGGATGTTGGCGAATTAAATTTAGATACCGGTGTATTAAAGCTTCGTTCTATATTTGCAGATAATCCTGTTAAATTAAAAATAATGGTGCATCCTAAATCTAATGATGTTGTTGGAACTAGAAACTTCCTTTTAAGGATTGATGAAACTTCAACGAGGATAATTGCAAATCCTGATGAAATCGCTCGAGGCGGAGTTACTCAGTCAATTGATTATAAAGCATTCCCAAGAGAAAGAAGTTAATTAAATGATTCAAAGCGTAGCTAGTGGTAATTCAAAGGCTGTAGAAAATTATTCTGCATCAGATGTTCTTCCTGACTTTTTTGAAAGTGAGTCTAAGAAACTTATAGTCTTAATTAAAGAATATTATAAACATCTTAATACTGAACTAGGACCCTCCTTTGAAATTTCAAATTTAATATCATCTCATGATATTGATTTAGCAAGTGAAAAATATTTAGACGCAATTGAAAGAGTTATTGCTCCGAACATTCCGCAATCTGAAACATTAGATCGGCAAAGGCTTTTTAAAATAATTGCAAACTATTATACTAATCGAGGTAGTGAAGAAAGCGTTTATACATTCTTTAAAATATTCTATAATGAAGTTGTAACCTTAATATATCCAAAGGACTTTATTTTCGATACAAGTAATGATAAATCCGTATCATCTGATAAATTTAAATTAAGAGACAGCTATAGATATCAAGAGTTTTCATACTTAATCAGTAGTAACCGAGATGCCGCAGAATGGAAAAGCGAATTTAAAAAATTCGTTCACCCAGCCGGATTAAAGTTTTTCACAGCATTAACAATTAGTGCAATTGGTGGAGATACTGCGTTGGAAACAATGTGGAATGACGGGTGTGGAGTATTAACAAAATATCTAAAAGATGGAGAACTGCCAGAAGATCCTTGCGATTTTTGGGAAAGTATTGATTGGGAAAAAGCGGTTGGCAAGCATAGTCCTTTATTCCAGCCATGTATTGATTTAAGACTGGTTTATGTATTTACTGTCTTATATAATAGTAACGTACATTACATTGAATATTTAAGAAACACGATTAATTCTAAATGTTCTAAATATAACCTAAAAGCGATTTACGCATCATATGCAATATCGCTTTTAATTACGGACGAGCCTTATGGCCAAGTAAAGCGGTGGGATGATATTTATAGAGGAATCGGTAAATACCTAGAGCATGGCGCGTATACCGATGGATATTCAGATTATACAATTGGTGGGACTGAATTAGAGTTTAATCCTGGGAGAACTGTTGAAAATAATAATACTAGATTTGCCGGTTGGAGTTATGATACATCGGTTGATGATTTTTCTCGTTCCTATACTTGTATTATTGATCCCAATGAAACTCCTATTGTTGATCTTAATGCTTGGGCTGATTATACAAATGAAGTGATTGATGCTGGAGATCGCAAAAAAATTACAATTGGTAATTCAATAGATACTTCTTTATCTGTTATACATAATTTTAATACATATGATATCGTTCCTTTACTTAAGAATAATATTACAGGGGAACTTTCTGTTTATGCGCATACTGAGGTTACCGATTTAAATACTGTTGTTTTTAATTTTGATTCAGCTCCAAATATTTCTGAATATAGCGCTTATATTTTTAAAGTTGATATAACAGAATTTACTAATGGTTACGTTGAAAGTTTTGAAGGTAGTGACACTATTGAAACCGACATTAATGGCACTTCATATTGGATTAAAGATATAAGTCATAACCTTTCGCATGATAAGTTACTTTTCTCTGTTAGAGACTTAGAAACTAACGAATTTGTTTTACCTAATGCCACTTATATTAATAATGATATATTAAGACTAACGTTTGCTGAAGAACCGGCGGCGTCTCCTGGTGGGTATTATGTTACAATATATTATAACGAAGAAAGTAACGATTTTTCTAGCCGTATTGGTAATGGCATTGATACCGAAATAATAGTTGATCATGGAATTGGTTATGCAGATGTTGCTTTTGCTCTAAAAGAAATCTCAACCGGTGACGCTGTTCAATTTGTATATGCCGAAGTTATAGATGACAATAATATTAAATTAGAATTTAATACTCCACCTTCTTCAGAGCAATATGAAATTTATATTAAGCAAGCAAGCTCGTCTGGAATTTTAGAAAACTTTCTTTCATTTAAACTTGGAGATGGGCTTAATAGTGTCTTACCAATTACTCATAATTTAGGCACAACGAATGTTATACCAATTATTCATAATGTTATAACCGGTGAATTAAATGATATTGTTCAATGGGAAGTTTTTAATGAAAATATAATTTCATTTATATTTTCGGAGGTTCCACAAGAAAATGAGTATTATGTTACTATTTTTAAAGCCATTAATAATAACCAACCAGTTAATAATGGATTCACTGAAATATTTGATGGAGATGACACTATAATAAGTGGAAATGATTATGTATTAATAGAAGATATTAATAACCCAGCAGATGGCAGTTATGGTTCAGTTTCATATGATTATGAAATAGCAAAATATGAAATTAAAATATCAGATATTGAATTATGGTGGGATGCACCATTGCCTATTTCAGGAGATCCTGATAGTTCACCTTTAGGTTTTAGTTTTAATCAATTTTCAAGATTTATTAATTGGTTAAATGTAAGATATGGTTATCATGAAGCATATAACTTTACAACTTCAAATGATAACGACCCTATTGAATTATGGCCTTTAGCAGATTCATGGTCTGCTAGTAATCGGTTTAGGCATAAAGACGCAAGATATTTCATACCAAGCGAAGATGAATGGTATAAAGCTGCTTATTATGATCCTAATAAAAACGGAGAAGGTTTGGGCGGATATTATGAATATCCAACAGGAAGCGATACGCCACCAACTGCGGTTGCAAGTGGAACCGATGAAGGAACCGCAGTATTTGACCAAGATCCAATCAATGATACGGTGGCATCTGTTTATGAAGCAGGTGGATTAAGTTCATATGGTACTATGGGTCAGGGTGGTAATGCTTATGAATTTATTGAAGATGCCGCTAACTCAACGATAGATCTTTTAGAAGAGTTAACGTTTGTAACTATTGGCGATGAGGGTAACGCCGCTGATACCACCGGCTATGGTGATGTATCATATGCATATGATATCAGTAAGTTTGAAATTACTGAAGGTAACATTGCTGAATATAATGCAGACCCCGCAAATAATCTTCAACCGATTACACTTACCTCACCTCTTCGTGGCGCTAATAAACCAGCTACAGACATAACTTGGAACGAATGTGCTCGTTATGTTAACTGGCTTAACGAAAGAGAGGGTATACAGCCAGCATATAATTTTACTGCACCTGGCAGTTCTACAAATATTGAGGTTTGGACTTCTGGCGAAGCGTGGCAAACCGACGGCGAAAATCTATTCAGACATAAAGACGCAAAATACTTTATACCGAACGAAAATGAGTGGTATAAAGCCGCTTATTATAAGAGTGGCGGTACTAACGCTGGTTATTGGTTATATCCAACAGGCAGTGATAGTGCTCCAACAGCTGTAACATCTGGAACTGTTGATGATACCGCGGTATTTGTCGGTGCCGGTGTAACACCTTTAAGCCCAGCTGATGTCACAGAGGCTGGTGGGCTCAGTCCTTATGGTACAATGGGACAAGGTGGTAATGTATACGAACATACGGAGAATACTTTTGATGGCGCTAACGATAACGTGCTTGCTAATCGGGTATACCGCGGCGGTAGCTTTGGTTTATTTGCAAGCAACTTGACAAATCCCGAGCGTGAGTTTGCCGGTGCAAATATCGGGAGCCCGTCGAAAGGTCTTCGTGTCGCAAAAGTAAATCCTGAAGCAAATAGAGTCATCCGCGGTGGATCATGGGGATATGATGTATCTAACTTAAGTAAATCAACTAGATTTCAACAAGCGCCACAACTTTTTGGCACTAATTCAACATTAAGATTGGCTCGTAATCCAAGCGCAATTAAAATTAATTCAGGAACTGCGATTGAGCCAGCAGATAATAGTATTTGGACATATAACGTTAACCATAATCTTAATAATGAAAATGTTATTTTTGCCGTTAGCGAATTAATCGCTAAACAAAATATAATGGTAAGCGGCCGAACGGTTGATTCAAATAATTTAGAACTATCGTTTAATGAAAAACCAGAGTTATCTCCAGATTCTTTAAAGGTTTCAGTATTTTATGATGCTGAGCCAAGTGATAGAATATTTAATATTGGCGATGGAATTAATAATGAAATTGAAATTAACCACAACATTGGATCTTCAAACATTATGTATACTGCCAGAGAGATATCAACAGGCGACCTTATTTATGTTCAAGGGAAAGCAATAGATAATAATACACTAAAATTGTTTTTTGACGAAATTCCATCAACAGCACAATATCAAATATATATTAAAAATATAGAATATATAAAAGATATTGTTGAATATGGAAGCGCTTTAGACGACTTAAATGCTAACGATGTCTTCATATCAGATTCAGATTATCTCAATTCATTAGTTTATTTTGAACCAGGTCCTGCCTCAGAATTAATTTGTTGGTATGCAACTGAAAGTAATTCAAATTAATGAATAAAAAAATAAATATTAAAAGTATAAATATAAACAATGGCCGCAATTATTACAGAACAATTTAGAAAGAATACGAAAAAACTTTTTTCGGACGATTTTGCAACCAATAATTATTATATAGGTATTGGTCAACAAGATCCATGGGATGACGTTTTTTCCAGTAACGACGCATCACCGTTTCCAAACGGTACATTCGGAGATGAAAGACGAACTCTTGAGCATCTTACCGGATTATTTAAAATAACAAGTAATAATATCACTAATGTTATTCCTAAAAATCCATATGATGTATTATCTTCGTATAAAGTTTATGATCCATTTGACCCAAGTTGTTTTTATGGTTGTCCTGACACAGGGTTAAAGCCGTGTTATATTACAGTTGGTGATGATAAACTATTTTTATGTATTGGTAAAACAAGTGACGCGACCGTTGCCGGTTCCTTTGCGCCGGTCGCGGCCGAAGAGGTTAATAATTATGGATTATATACAAGTGGTGAAGGAGAATATGATTGGACTTACCTAGGAAAATATAACCAGTTTTCATCAATTAATACAAGTTCGTTCATTGCAGTTACGGATGACCAACTACCAACCATATCTTCAACGACATCTTCTGATATTACTGCTGGAGCCGTTTATGGTTTTAAAGTTATTAATGGAGGTAATATTTATCGCCACCCTTCTTTATTGAACGAAAGTACGAGTAATGATTATACTGGTACTTTGGTTGGATTAGATCTTAACGGTAATCCTAAAGAAATTACAGTTTCATTAGAAATTACGATTGATTCGGGTGATCTTTCAGCAGATCCTGTCAATGATACTGCTAAAATTGTTAGTGTAAAATATTATAAAGAAGATAATAATTTTCCATATGAAATTGATTACGCAGACGGTGGTGCTGGAGTAGTAAGCCAAGAAATTGCCGCATGGGGCTTTAGTAAAGCCAAGCTTGTCTTAGATCCTCTTTTAGTTAATGAAACAAATCCAGGCGATGCCGATAATATATTACAACTTGAAAGTGACGTGCGGCCTGCTGTTAGTGAAAGACAAGAGGCTGTTATAATTCCTCTTATTGCTCCTTTAACTGGATTCGGTGGAATTAAAAGCGAAACTCTGCCAAGCTGGTATGTTGGATTATTTGCAGACACCAGTCTTGCGCCGTTTGTTCCTAATAATACAAAGTATCATCAAATCTCTTTGGTTAAAAATCCGTTGTCATCAACAGCAGGTAATCCTATACTTAACGACGACTTTGTTACGCCAATGCGGTTTTTCCAATTAGAAGGTGAAGGTGATCCAGTTCAACAAATAATCCCATCAATTGATAATATTGAAATTGGGCCAGGTTGGAAGATTTGGCAAAATGGAAAACAATGCGGCGTAATTGCTTATATTCAGACTGTCGATTCTAATACCACTCAATCACCATTATCGTATTTTTCATATTATTATTATACAGATCATAAATTCGGATATACCGATATAGATCCTCTAGGAGAGCAACTAACATTTCAGTCTCCAGATAGTCAAGTCGTTGGCCAATATACAGGAACCACTATTAAGGAACTCTTTGAGCCTTCATATGAAAGAGACTCAGGTAGTGTATTATTTTTGGATAACCGAAGTGGCATTCAAAGAGAAGAAGGCCAAAACGAAGAATTAAAACTAATTATACAATTATAAAATGTCAATTACAATATATCCGGAAAATTATTATGACGACTTTAATACACCTGATGCTAATGGATTAACGCCTGAAGATAAAAATTATTTAAGAATTTTATTTAAGCCAGGCCAAAGTGTTCAAGCTAGGGAATTAAATCAGGCACAATCAATTTTGCAAAGCCAGGTTGATAAACTTGGCCAGGGTTTGTTTCAATCTAATTCTCCTATTGTAGGAGGAGGCGCTTCATTTGATGATACTTTACGTTATATCGATGTAGAAGTACCTAGTGATTTTGTATCGACATTTGAATTATGGTCAACTGATTTAGCTAATATAGAATTACAACAGATTAATACTACGCTTACTGCTAGTATAAACAAAGTTGATATTTTAGAAGCTAATGAAGAATCAGAAAACCCTAGTAAAACATATAGGCTTTTTATTCATTATACTGCCGACACTGTTAGCGAAGATGATACAAACCTCGGTGAATTTAGTGCGACTGATATTACAATTGAAAATAAAGAAATTGATACATCCTTTATTGCTGGAGTTATTAAGCAAGGTTTAGCAGTTGGCGCAAGTATCAGTAATGGTATATTTTTCATAAAGGGAAATTGTGTTCCTGTTAAAGAACAAATTACAGCGATTGCATTAGATGACGATGAATTTGTATATTCCGGCTATCTTATATTAACTGTAAGAGAAGATACCGTTAATTATAATGATGACCAAACTCTTCTTGATAACTCAAATGGGTTTCCTAACTATGCAGCGCCTGGCGCAGATCGTTATCAAATTTCACTTAATCTAGCTCTCGTTAAAGACGAAACTCTGGATCTATCTAATATTGTTATACTTGAAATTCAAGATTCTAATATTATTTTAGAAACAAAAGTTGAAAATAATGAAAGCCCGCTAAACGATATTTTTGCAACAAGAACATCAGAGGAATCTGGTGATTATGTTTTAGATCCATTTAGTTTAGAAGTTCGCGATATTTGGGGTGGAGATGGCGAAGATGGAAATCCTGTAGGTAGATTTAATGGATTATACAAATCATTACAAGATTTAAACGAAGCTGGATATCAAAGTGTTACTGATTCTAACGATGATTATGCTGTTACTATTCAACCGTCAACTGCTTATGTTAAAGGTTATAGAGTAGATCTACCTGAGCAGATTTCTCTTTTTGCAAGTCGTGCGCGTGAGTCATATATAGATAAAAATAATGGCGAGTTATTAAAAACTGCGATCACTGCAGATTTAGGAACATATGTTGAAGGTTACATCGATGATACATCCTTTGGTTTACCTGCACTTGATTATGCAAATGTTCAAACTTATACTATGTGGTCAACTGAAGATGTTAACGACTTTGTTAATGATGTAGGTACATGTAGAATATCAACTGTTGAGGTACTTGGTGAAAACGCTGATGGCAAAGTAAGAGCTAGACTATATCTTACCGACATTGCTCGTTCTAATAATACCAGTCGACCATATAAAGATGTTAAACGAATCGCAGTACCTCCTGTTGTAGAGATTACTGATGTAGGAACTATGGACTTTATCGTTGAACCAAAAAACGGTAAGCGCATACATGATACAAATATTAGTTCATCATTCTTAAATCTTCCATATCAAACTGTTAAAACAGTGAGTTCTTTAAAAGGAACAGAAAAAAGAATTTTAAATGGCACAGCTCAACTTGACCCAGCTGATAATAAAGTAAAAGTAACATTTACAGCTGAAGATAATGGATTTATCGATAAGAGTAAATCCAATATGGTTGTAATGGTTGATAATGGAAACAACGTTACATATCAACATGTGCCAAACGCCGATTTTGAAATTATCGGATTGGGAACCGGTTCAGCCGATATTATAACTATTGATTTAACAGACTTTGATAGTGGCTCTGCTAATACTAAAGCGGTTAGATTATTAGCAAGCGTTGAAACAAATATTTCTGAAAGGCTAGGAAAGAAAGTTAAAACTTCAGTTACTAATTTAGATGTAACTGCTAAAATTCCAGTCACCAACCCAGTTAGAGATCCTCTTGAGTTTAAAGTAGGAGACAGAATAACATTGGATGGTGTTTACCATTTGATTAGTGTTGATACAACTGAATGGGAACTAGTTAACGACGGCCAAAGGAAGAACAGTTATAAGGAAGCAAAAGTTCG